TAAGAATATACTATGCGGATGCGGTTGTCAAGTCTGGATGAATTAAAGCATTTATGTATACAAGAATATATTATTTCATGCGGATGCGGTTAATGTTTGGGGGGCTAGTCCTGCCCAATTGCCTGCCATGAGATGCGGATGCGGTTAATGGATTGGCTTAGCCATAGGTCATAGGCCATAGGCACTAGGCCATAAGAGGGATGCGGTCAATGTAGGCGCGTTGCCTTAGGTAACTACATGTCAGGGTCATGCGGATGCGGTGAGTCGGTTATGGACGGCTAGGGGGCTGCCCCCCACCCCCTAGTAGTAGGTAGTAGGTAGTAGGTAGTAGGCCAGATGGGTCAGATGTAGGTATGTATGTATGTATGTATGTATGTATGTATGTATGTATGTATGTCAGATGTATGTATGTTTGATGTATATCTGTCAGATGTATGTATGTTTGATGTATATACATAATTTGATGTCTGTCAGTTTGTTTGTCAATTTGTCAATGTCTATCTGTCAATGTCTATCTGTCAATGTCTGTCAGTTTGTTTGTCAGTTTGTTTGTCAGTTTGTTTGATGTCTGTCAATGTCTGTCAGTTTGTTTGATGTCTGTCAGTTTGATGTCTGTCAGTTTGATGTCTCTCATTTGATTGTCAGATGATTGTCAGATGATTGTCTGTCAGTTTGTTTGTCTGTCAGTTTGTTTGATGTCTGTCAATCTGTTAGTGCTCATTTGTTTGCCTGCCAATTTGCCTGTCAATTTGTGATCACATAATTTAACGGTCATCGGTTGATCGGTTGTCTCAGAGATATTTCATGGTCGGATAGGCATGTTGTCTCAGACGCCAAAGATTTCGGATCCGTCCGGATTTCGGACGAAAGTTTAGGGAAACGTTTTTGGAGAGTGCCCAATGTACCCGGAGCCAACTCAGCAACCAAATTCAAATAAAGTTAATGTTCATACTTTCTCCTCTTCGTCCAATAAAGTAGCCACCCCCACCCCCCTCTAAAAAACGCTTCGTAATTTTGGAAAAATTTTTAAAAAACTTAAACGTTTAAGCTTCACACTTTCAACAATCGTACAAGATCTGTCCGACTTTAGTGCTGTACGTTAATTAAAAATACGGTAGAGTGCTTTTATGCGTTTCGACTCCCATTTGCCTCAAGATGAGGTCCGTTTTCTTGAGGCTCTTCCCATCCCCGAGATGCACTCTCGTCTTGCGGCATTGCATCATAACGGTTGGTCTTTTGCAGCCCTTGGGCGTTCACTAAACCCTGAGAAAGCAAAGACTACAGTCCATTACTGGGTTCGTAATGCTCCTACCCCCACCCCTCAGCGCAGGGCCATTCCTCAAGCGCCGAATCATTCGCTCTTTCATGCAGTTCCTACCCTACGCACTCCTCAAGCGCGCTCGATTGCACCTAAAGTACCGCCAGATCTGCGCCCTCACCTGCGAGAACTCGCACAATTATCCCGTAGATACCGAGCGCGAACCCCAGGTAACTCGGTTACCGCTCAGGCGAACCAAGAACTCACCCGTTTAGCTGTTCAGTTGCACTCTTACGGGGTACCTACCTCCGATATTGCAGCGGCAGCGGGTATTACCTATCGAGCGGTAGCACGGCGCATCTCACTTCACGCTAAAAAGGACAAATAATGCCTCCCAAGCGGCAATATCGTACCGAATCTGGTACTTTTGAGGCATCTGAGCTTGCTATTCTGGTCTGGATGAACCCCGACCGCGACAATAAGCCACAATCGAGGCTACTTATGACGCTTACTGATCGTTTGAGCCCTCATCCGATGGCATTTCCACTAAAAACCTTGCAAAATACCCCTGAATTCGCATCCTGCCCCCTTGCAACCCCCGAAACGCTCGCAGATCTGCTTGTCGCTTCTACTCCAACAACTCCAATCATCATTTTACTACCTATTGCACAGGATCAACTCGGGTGGACTGACTTTTATATCCCTACAAAATACACGGATGCCCCTAAATGATCAAAAAACTAGACCTTTTTCCTGCGGTTATCCTTGTAGCACCCCCCGAATCGCTGTCTGACTACACAAAATTGATCTTTTTTCAAGATAAACCCAAAGAAACGCGCAGAGTAGACAGATGCAGGGTATCTATTCTAAACTCAACAATATATGTTGTAGTAGACACTCCTGAAGGATTTAGCATCATTTTTAAGGAAAAACTGGCTGATTACAACAAATCAGACGCCCAACACAACGCAATCACCGTTTCTGGGAAGATTCTTGCTTTTCGCAAGGACGAAAACTGCGGCTGCGGTTCACGATTGCGGAGCTGGTCTCCATTTGGAAAACAAGTTACATCTAATAACGACCCACAGGAGTAGACACTATGCAAAGTCTTATCACGAGCGCACTTGCCACATATCGACTGACTCGTCTCATCACTACCGATGAAATTACAGCACCAATCCGCGACCGTATCTGGGAAACGCACCCCCCAGAGACATCCCGTCTCGGGTATCTCATTACGTGCGACTGGTGTAGCAGCGTTTATGCGGCATCAGCACTTCAATTATCCCGTATGATTGCGCCTAGAACAACTACCGCTGTCGAGATGGTTCTAGCTCTCTCTGCAGCGGCAGCACTACTAGCCGCACATTCGGACAGCTGACCGTATGTACCGCAACCGTATGACAGGAGTGTAAGTGGGCATTTTTAGTAGGGACTCTAATGAACCATCTACTAGCAAAGAACTTCTTCCGTCAACATTCCTTTCCCCTGGTGTAAATACAGCTAAGTCTGCACCCTACGGAGCTCCTCGCACGCTTACGGCTGCTGCTGCTCAAGTAAAGATTAATGACAAGGGCGAGTTCGATCAATTCCGTATGCGTCGCTCTGCCGCCTCGAGCGCATGGCAATCTGAAGCCTGGGAATATTACGATGCTATTGGCGAAATCAAATACGCATTTAATCTTGTTGCATCCGTTGTCTCTCGCATTCGTATGTATGCCGCAGTTGTTGAAGATCCAGCGGAGGCTCCATCTCCTGTATCTCGCTCCGAAAAAATTGATCAGCGTCTTGCTGCTGCTGCCGAACGTGCACTAGAACGTTTAGATTCTGCTTACGGAGGTCAAGCGGGCCTACTTAAAGACGCAGCTCTTAATCTTTCTGTCACTGGAGAGTGCTATCTGGTTCAGATGCCCGCACGCATCGGGACAGGACTTCCTGAGAGCTGGGACATCAGATCTACAGATGAACTGATGACAGATGCTCGAGGTAATTTTATTGTTGTAGGCCGACGTGAACAAGCACCCGGAGGTAACTCAGGCTCCGCTTCTTCCGCGATGGGAAGCCCAATATCGCTAGGCGAAAGATCTTTCGTCGGGCGTATCTGGCGTTCACATCCTCGCTACTCAGATGAAGCCGATTCGAGTTTGCGTGGTCTATTAGACATGTGTGCGGAATTACTTTTGCTTAACCGTACCTTCCGCGCCACTGCTCGTAGCCGTCTTAATGCCGGTGCGCTTTATCTCCCTGACGGTCTTTCTGTCGCTGCTCAAGGTGATGGAGATTTCCCTCTGGACTCTGACGTTGACGTTGACCCCTCTGCCTTTACTGCTGAAGAAGCAGAAGACGAGTTTGAAGAACAACTTATTGATGCAATGACTACACCTATTAGAGATGAGGAATCCGCTAGTGCCGTTGTGCCGCTTATCATTCGAGGCCCTGCAGAACTTGGGGACGCTATCAAGCAGTTTAAATTTGAAAGATCGTTCGACCCAGCTCTTGCACAGCGTGCTGATCGCGTCCTCGAACGTATTCTTCAGGGCCTTGATGTACCGAAAGATGTAGTAACGGGTCTGGCCAATGTCAAATACTCTAATGCTCTCCAGATTGACGAGTCTCTTTATAAGGCGCACATCGAACCACTCATGCTGCTTCTTGTTGACTCCCTTACGGTTGTGTACCTTCGACCATACTTAATTGCAAATGGCTTTGATGAAAATGAAGTTAAAAAGCTTGTTGTTTGGTATGACCCAAGCGCCGTTGCAACTCGTAACGACCGAGCAGCCGACGCTGATGCAGGGTTTGATCGTAACGCAGTTTCTTACAACGCTTGGAGACGAGCCCACGGGTTTTCAGATGCCGATGCACCGGACGCCAAAGAACTTACAATTCGTATGCTCTTTGAGCGTGGCGTAATGACACCCGAACTTACCGAGTCTCTGCTAACAACTCTTGCACCAGAAGTAATGACAGGAGTAAGAAACGTACAACAAGCTACATCTGTTGCCCCTGTTCCGGCAGGAATTCAAGATGCAGCAGGTGGCGGTGAAGTTACACCCTCTCCAACAACACCTGAAGCACCGTCTGAAGAAGTACCGTCAAACCTTTTTGAGCCTAACCAATGAAACTAGTAGGAGAAAATAATGGATAAGAGCCGTCCCTGCGTTGAAGCCCTTAAGCAGGGAATTAGCGACTCATTTACCATGTACTTTCGAGCACACGCCTATCACTGGAACGTAGAAGGTTCGGACTTCAGCGAATACCATAGATTTTTCAAGAAGATCTACGAAGATGTCTACGGATCAATTGATGAGTGGGCAGAAAACATCCGAAAACTAAATGCTCTAGCTCCTCAGTCCGTTGAAGAGGTCGGCATGCCTAGCCTAATTAAAAGTGTTTTTGTTGGGTCAAACCCAATGGAAATGTCTATCGCACTATATGAAGCTAATGAAGTTGTTCTTGCTTCTATTGACGCTGCCGCTAAAATTGCCAACGAGATTAACGAACAAGGTATTGCGGATTTCCTCGCATCCCGAGATAACATGCACAAGAAATGGCGTTGGCAGCTAAATGCCATCACTGGTATTGGCAACAAGTCAGAAGAAGAAGAGATGGAAGGCGAGATGCTTCCAGATTCACATGTTGCCTACGACGTTAATAGAGATATGGAATATGTCTACTTTGGAGATCAAACCGAAAAAGAGATTTCAAGCCGAATTGTGCGACACAACAAAAAAGCTCCTGCATCTCTCCAAGCCTCGGTCGAAAGTGTTCGCGCAGTGTTTCGTCGTGGCGCTCTAACTGCATCTGCTGCAACAGATCGCAATAAAAGCGGACTAACACGAGTTGATGCGTTCCTTCGGTTGCTCAGCTCTGGTAGGCCAGCAAACTCTCTATACAAGGTTGACAATGATTTGCTTCCTAGCTCCCATGCTCGCAGTACCTATAGTGAAGATGCCCTGGTTGCGTCCGCTGCCGCTGCCTCTCTCACCTTCTCTGACTTAGAGACCATTGACCGTCCAGAAGAGTACGTTCTTGCTCTTACAGAGCTTTCCGGTATGGGATACGAGATTGAGCCAGCCATTCGTGCTTCATGGCTACGAGCAGTTACTTCTGGAGAAAGTCCCCGCGAGCGTTCTTTAGGTCTTGCAACTAATAAGTACGATAGCCAAGACGCAGACCTTCTTCCCACTCTCTAGAAAGGCAGACTTAAGTGTCTAATCACAAAGAAAGAATTCTTTCGTCAGCGTTGGGAATAGTCTCTGACGCTAATGAAGGAGTAAATGGAAGTCGATATGTAGCCACTGGCATAGTTGAGATGATTGTAGATAGATCCCTTGCCATAACTAGCACACTACCATTCTCCGTACGTGAGCATCTTGCTGTTCGTGACGTATCAGACTTTGTGAGGGTAAGCCAGCGCGGAAACAGCATGTTCCGTAAAGCTAGAAACACTGATTTGCTTCCTATTGGTAACCCGCTATCTACTAGACGAAACGCTATGTCTCGCTCAGCAATAAGAGCATGTAGTGCCAGATGGATTGCAGCAGATCCCCGTATTAAAACAGAAGAGGCCCGCTCGCTAGTGGCATCTGCTTTAAATGCGGAGGTTGGAAGTATTGAGC